ATGTGAATGTCGAGCATCACCAATCCAGCCGTCCGAGGTTCTATCTCGATCTGGGTACGAATCATCGAGCTGCTCCCTTAGTTGCTGTCCTGCCTTGCATAGCCATGGGTTCATGCCAGTAGGAGCTTCGCCTCATCAGCAGTAATACCTAGACGATCTAGCAGCGCAGCCTTAGCCACAGCGTCAGCTTCAGCCTTAGCATCTTCTTCAGCCTTCTGCTCGGCTGCTAACTCCTGCTGATAGGTAAGTTCTGCTACCTCGGCATCGGTCAGCTCGATAACTGACTCCACGCCTGTCTCGCAGTTGATTTCGATTCGTGTTGGATTAGGCATTTTTTACTCCATATAGGTAGGCGGTTGAGTTTGCAGTAAAGTTCCCTGATGCTTTAGCGATTCTGATTGTTGTGATTGCTGCCGTGTTAGACCATAACCCAGCGCGTAAAGCCATTCCTGCGCTGGTTGCATTGTTCTCGTATGCTGTGTCTTGGCTAAAAGATTTATTCGTTGAACCGGCATAATTAGGGAAGTAGATTTCACCGCTTGAGAATGTGTTTGCTGTCATCGAGCTAGGGTCTTGTGTAAAAACTAATAGGTTGTCAGACCTATTGGCAGATGCAGCACTTGTGCCGCCGCCTTGTACATCTCTTGTAGTAAATGATGATGATGAACCGTTTAAAGTCAAAGCAAAGTAATCGTCTCCATTATCGCTGCGCAAAGAATAGACAAGTTTTAAGTCTGTAAAGGTTGCAGGGATTGAAGCGAACTCTATGTTTGAGGCTGCGCTTCCCAGCGTCGAGCTTGCAATAAGTTCAAATGTATTAGGCATTATGCAGCCGCGATTCCGTAGAGGGTAAATGTGCTGCCAGAGTTAAAAGTATCAGTACCATTTCTTACTACTCTAATTGTGTTAATTGCGCTAGTAGAACGCCATAAAAAAGCGGCTGCCGCAGTTCCGGGAAAACTAGAACTAGAAGCATTATTAGCGCGCCCAAGAACGGTTTTATTTGTAGTTGTATTGCTGTAATTCATAAACTGCATAATAAAAGTATTTTCACCAGTTGTAGTGCTAGAACCAACATTACTAAAGATATTCCACTCGGTACTGCTAGTGCGCCGCGCTGAACCTGCTGCGCTACCTGTACCATAAAGTTCTGTTTCAGAGTAGTTAGACCCAGTATCAATGGTGCCGTTTCCCACACGTAAAAAGAAAGCAGCACCTGTTCGGCTCATACCTAAATTACATACAAGAACTAAATCGGTATAAGCACTAGATACTGACGTAAAGTTAATTTCAGTAGCAGAAGCAGTCAGCGTAGTACTTGCTATCGGCGTATAAGTTGAACCGGCTGGCATTATTTACCCCTTAATTCCGTATAGTGCGAATGATGAATACTGAGCAAAGGTTGTGCCAGTAATAGAAACACTGGTAATTACATCGGTCTTGATATAAAACCCCGAGTTAAGTGCTATCTGACCGCCACCGTTAGTATCGCACCCGCCAAGATTACGGATTGTTGTGTTCTTATTTGTGTTGGTGTAATCCAATATATCCGAAATTGCTGAGCCCCATTGATTGTCAGAGTAAGCCAAAATCATAGCATCGCCTAAACCGCCACCGTTATTTGCTCCGGCTGCTGAACCAGTACCATAAAGTCCGTGCCAGTAATAACTGTTGGTGCTATCACCGTTAAATCGAATCAAAGGATTTACCGCGCCTGATGCTTTTATTAAACAACGAATCTGTAAATGCTTAAAAGTTGATGGAATAGAGCTAAAAGTAATTGTGCCAGTACCGCCTGACCCTACTGTTGTGGTCGCAATAGACTCGTAAGAGTTAGTCTCAGCTGGTACCCCACCCGCGTGTAAAGCTGCTATGCCATTAAGCATTAGCCAATCGCCCCAGTAATAATCCAAGTATCGGTAGCAATTTTCAGACATGCAGCCGCTTTGTACTGGGCTAGTGTTGGTGCGGCAGCTACGGCTCCGGCACTAAGTACAGTCGTGGTGCCGCTTGTCACGGCGCTTATTGTGCAGACTCCCACGCCACGGTTGAGCACTGTAATAACCGTCCCGATGGGAAAAGCCGCTGTTGCGTTTGTAGGAATCTTAAAAGCAATAGCAGTAGCTTTATTCATAATCTCTAGTACCTGATATTGGTCAGAGAGAACAGCTGTGTAATCGGCGGTGTTATCTGCGCCTACTGTAAAAACCGGCAACGAGTTGTAAGTGGCGGCGGTTAATACGTCACCTGTTGCTACTGGAAATGTTGCCATTACTTGCTCCTAATAACTAAATGTCGAGACACCGATTATACCGTACGTAGAGCTGCCGATGATGAAGGCATCACCAATAGGCTCTAGCGTAGTTATTACCGCTGTCATTTTGTTGGGGGTGATGCTCCAGTTAATACCCTGACACTGGAGAGTTTTAACGATGGTACTGCCGTCCGGCTGGACGTTTGTTATCTTCAAGTTATCGAAGAAATCTAAACCAATCATGGTATCGGTAGGTACTGACGTATCGAGCAAATCTACTGTCATTTCGTCAATACGAATAGTAGTGTCTTTTCTCGTACTAATAAATTCCCTAGCAATATCTGTAACTAAAGCATCTGTCTGCGCTACTAAGTTATCTTGAGTAATGCCATGCGGGAAGTATTTGTCTATAGAAGTCTGGTCAAAGACCGTAATGGGTGAGCCGCCAACACGAGTAAAAGTGCAAGTATTTATGATGAGTTTGTCATCAAAAGCATATTTTAGATTCTGGTATGGGATACCAGTGGTCTGATTAAACTCAATAGGCGTAGCCGCTAGTGAGCTCATGACCTGAGTTCTATTCTTAAATACTGCGGTTCCCGTACCGTCGAGATAATATGCGCCGGTTTCGCTAAATTCTGCGTTTTTAATTGCATCGAGTGAAGTGCGCGAAGTTGCAGGGTCAGCTACGCAAGTGTTTACACCTGTAGCGATAGTGCGCATAGATGCAGGAAAGGATACTTGGTCCAGAATCTTATTAATTCTAGTGCCAGTGTCTTGACCAGCGCCGGAATCCGTAACAGCTGTAATGTTAGCCATCTGGAATAATCTAAATGCATCGCTGCAATAAATATCTACGTATCCTGTTTCTTGCGAAGTAGGGTAAGAGTATTTGTAATCAGTAACGTAACCGCTGAATAAGAATTTATCTGTAGTGGCTGTAGTAGCTGAAATGCGAACCTTACGCAGTGGAGTTAGATAAGGATAGTAAGGTGAAGTAACTGACTGAGGATTAAAATTAGAATCAGGGTCTAACACGCGCACGATAGCTGTACCAGCTTCGTAAGTATCGCGCAGAATATTGCGACCACGTTTAATCGTAATCTCGTAAACATTAGGCGTAAGGTCAACTACCGGCAAAATAACATCGGATGAACCAAAAGAAGAAGTGCCAATAATTCCATTCTTGTCAGAACCTATAACAAATCCGGTGCCGAACGTAGCACCAGAACTAAAGTCGAAAGAAACGGCTATATTTGCTGGGAGTGCCATTAGCCGCTAAACATTCCTAAAGTACGGTTGATGGCACTTGGAGTCCCCGATAAAGATTGATTCTGGTTTGATTGCGCAATAGTCTGTCCATCAAGCTGTACTACTACTTGGATTGGTCCAGTTCGGTTAGAAGCTTCTTCGTATCTGCGGAAGTCTCCGGGTTGCGTTCTAGGGAAAGGACTGACTGGTACATTTGATGCTGATTGAGCCACTACGCTATTCATAAAATCTGTACCTATAGAAGTTGCGACTGGCAAGGTTAAAGTTAACGCCGCTTGCGCTTTCTTGCCAAGCTCTACTAGATAAGCTTCAAGGTATAGAAAAGGATTCTTAGCATCTGGCAAAGTCTGCCATAATTTGTAAAGAGCGCCTGTCGCATCTTGAGACATGAGGATTTGCTTTGTAAGAGAAGTAGCTACGGCTGCATTACCGTTCAGTAAAGCTAGTTGAGCCTTAGCTCTGGTTTCTTCTTCTTTAGTAATGTTACGAGTCAGAGCTGCAATTAGACCGGCTTGCTCTACGTCAAATACGGTAGCTGCTTTCTTGAGCGCAGCTTGCTTCTTTTGCTCTGCCAGTAAAGCCTGTTGAGCCTTGACTTGCTTTTGCTGAATGTTGTAAAGCTCTTTAGCTCGCTTGGCTGCCGCTACTTCGGCTATTCTCTGTTGAGCTGTTCTACGGGCAGTTCCCGCTGGAGAAGCTGAGCGCCCTACTTTTCTTGTCTTTTGAGAAGCTAGTGAGTCTCCAAATAGCGGGTCAAAGTTCTGCACGAAATTATCAAGCTTGCCGTAGAGCTTAGTTATACCGCCTATGGCACCGCCTACAGCACCAGTAATGGCATTGATAGCCTTAGCTATATTGTTAATAGTCTTTGCCGCATCACTTGCCTCAGTGCCGCCGCTCATCTTTGCAAATGCATCTACTAAGCCTCTACCGATAGATTCTCTAGCGTTATCGGCTGCAACTCCAAGCACTGCTAATTTATATTCTGTAGTGTCGAGATAAGCGTTAGCTGCACCAGCTGAGTTAGTAAGCAATATGCCTAGAATATCCGCAAATGATTTGCTCTTTAATTCGGCTTGAGTCAGACCAGTGTTGTATTTCTTAAGACCTTTAGTAATTCCTACATAGCCGTTAGCCAAATCCTGTGAAACGGTAGAAAGTTCGACACCGCTTGCGCGTGAGATTTGGATGGCATTGTTAAGTAAAGTTTGTGATTTAGTCAAAGAGCCGGTGGTGGTTAAAAGTGCTTGCATAGCTGGACGTAAAACGTCATCAGCGATTCCAGCCGAAGCTTCTAAGCCCGAAATAAAATCAGCTACTCTAGTTCTAGAATAAGACAGTCCTAAATTATCTACTGCAGTTGCAAGGCGCTGAGCCGCTGCCTCATCTGAGGCAAATGCTTTTAAGGAGGCTCTACCAAAAGCGACTATTGCTGTAGTACCTAAAGCAAGACCAAGAGCTCTGCCTAGTTTAAATGCAGATTTTTCAAGCTTGCTGATAGATTTTCCAGCTTTATCGAAAGCTTTTTTGCCGATAAATTCAGCAAGGATATTAATTGCTACATTACTCATGCGGCTCTCCTAATGTCAACAATTTCAGTTCGACGATTAAATTTAGCCGTAGTGCTTTCTATAGCCTTGATTACCGAAGCGTTAGCCTTGCCTTGAGTATTAGCCCATGCTCTAAAAATCAATCGCCCCATCATGCGATGGTCTCCCTTGCGGCTTGGACCGTAGAGATTGCCAAGATTAGAAATAAACTGATTGCCAGCGTAAGGGTTAACAGAACGTGAAACGCCTTTAGAACGTGCAAAGGCTTTCGGTCCAACCCAATCTTGTCCCTGTCCATTTTTACGTCCAGCTGTCTCATAGATAGCACCCTGCGCTGACTTATTCTGGATGCGAATGTTATTTACAAATCCAGCTTTATTAACTTTAGATGGCGTAGTTTTGTAAATAATTCCACGGCGAATAGCCATAGCATCGTATTTAGGAAACCCGCCGATTCTGCCGGAGTTAGTTGGAGCCCATCCGGACATTGGAGAATCAAGCGGCACAAATCCACGAGCCTCTGCTACAACAGGTTTCAAAACAATGCCAAGCTCTTTAGTTAATTCTTTAGCTAAGTCCGGTGCGTATTGATTTAATGCCTTACGAAGTGCGACGGCGCCCACTACTTCTGTTGGCATTTTCTCGCTCCCTCGCTAAATCGTTAAGTACATCTAAATGCGCCTTGAAAGCTCTCGGCGATAAATCTATTATGGTGTTAAGCGGGACTCCATATTCGTAACTCAATCGCGCTGCGATGTACGTTATAGAGCCCCGCTCAACTACGAAGGGTCTGAATCTAGGACGTCAACTTTCGTTATCATGTCCAAGAATTCAGGCATCGGCTTTATTTGAACACCCGCTAAACGCAAGCCTTCGAAAGCCAACCAGTAGATGTCCGACTGCCTCTGTAGGTCCTGCAACGCCTTATGGAATCCCATGCCTACATGCTGCTCGAAGTTGTATTCCAATCGTGGAGTAATCTCCACATCATGCAATACTCCGTCTTTCATTGTTACTACTAGCTTTGCCATTTTTAGCCCCTTTGTTTAGTTATTAAAAAGTTCCTGTTTCAGTCTTTGTAACTGCACCAGATACGTTAAATGTAACAGACTGAGTAGATAAATCTCCTACAGCGCCGTTAATCGGTGTAATGTTGTTAATCAAGCATAGACCTGTGAAGAAAGGGTTAGCAGCTGAGCCCGCTGCATCTTTGTTATTGGCTACCTTGAAATATGCATTTGTGCCTAGAAGTGTGTTAAGTGTTTGAAGTACAGCACTAGCGCCGTCATCATTGATAAATTCGATTGTCAGTGTCGAAGTTTCCAAACCGGCAATCTGACGGACCCCAAGGTCTCCCATCGCGGTGACGGAAATTTCGTCAAATGCTCTATTGAGAGTAAAGCTGGTGCAATATGAACTCAAGTCAGTGCTTGCAGGTGAAGTCGCGCCGAGCTTTACGCCGACTTTGTTATTAATAAATTGTGCCATGATTATTCTTCTTCTTTCTTTGTCGGTGTAGCTGGCTTTGTTGCTTCTGGCTTAACTTGACCGATTCGTTCAAGCCAAGCCGCGTTTGATGCATCGGTCATGTCTAGCTCCATTCTGTTAAACTGCTTACAGAGATATTACATGTAAGCAAATCGCCGGTGGCAGATGCATACACGCTAGGCGCACTTACACTGCCAACATTCATTTGAATAGATGAGGATGCGAGCTTATTAAATACAGCTACTAGCATTTGCTCTATTCCGTTTAGGTTGCCTTCGTTGTCCATGAGAGGCACAAATATCTGAATCGAAAAGTTAGCCATAGGGCTGATAGATGCGTACTGGTTATTATTCGGAGTAAGGTACGGGTCCGATGGAATTATCACTACGCTATTTGCGATAGGCGTAGCCGGTGGGAAACTGAAAGTAGAGTAGAGAGTATTATCTACTAAAGCCGCGGCTAAACTTGCACGTAGAGTAGTTATCGCTGGCATTAGCCCACCATTGAATTCGGGCTAAGATACGGCGCTATTAAACCTCTTACTCGTGCAACTAAAGTATTAGACATAGTAAATGGAGATGGAGTAAATCCATCTACTGACATTCCTTGTCCGCTTGGCGCTTGACGTGCTTGCCATATTGCTTCGGAAATTAAAAGACTTGCAGTTTGAATAGCAGGTACAGTGGAATAATCTGTATAAGTTTCGGCTGCAGCGTTGCCGTAAGGTTGAATGGTGTGGTAAGGGTTATTGCTACCCGCTGTAATTGCGACAGTAAATGAATACTCGCTAACCGTGGTAATTGTTTTTGTGCCATTGTATCGGCTGCCTGAGTTCGAAATTACAACCGATTGACCAATATAAAATGTATCTCTTATGTCTGTATTAAAATACAAAGTGCCTACTGTGCCTTCACTTGAGTGCGCAACAATAGGAAAATCATTTTTCCATAAAAAAGGTAGCAATACGTTATCTGAGCTATCGCAGACAGTTTGTAAAACGGCATCACTGTACAAAGTGCCAACACCTAAAGCGGCTCTAAGAGTTGCTACCGATGTGATTGCCATTGTCTATCCTTTCTAAAGACTTAGTGGGAGTGCAAGGGCTCCGGCACCCCCACTAAGCGACTTAGGGTATTGCTTACGGTGCTGTGTAATTAAAACGACGAATACCAGCTCCAGCTGCCTTCGCGTGAATTGCTAGGTAGCCGTACATGTTGATTTCAATTTCGCCTGTAGTTAGCACATTGAGTCTCAAATTTGTGACAGGGGATTCCCAAACATATACGCTGTTAGGCGCAACAAGGAAAGCTGACTCATCAATGATTCCGGATGTTGTGATGTTATGGTCCACGATTAAGTCCGCACCTAGTACGCGACCAACTGTAGATGTGATTGAACCGTTACCAGATGCGTTAACAGGTGACTCAGCATTAAATAATGCGCGACCTGTTGTGTCCGCGTATCCGAGGATAGCGCTCCACTGGTCTGTTGATGCTACAAGCTTATTAGCGTAATCTCCGCCTGTTGCCTTGTATGCAGCTGGACCTTGTGTAGAAATAAAGCTCTGGAGACCTGCCGCTGTTGCAGCTACACCAGTTGCCTGTGTTCCCGCAGAAGTAAAGTATGCAAGAAGCGCGTTATCTGTAGCCTTCTCGTAGCCTTTTCTCATTTCATCCAAAAGGAGTGTCTCGAACGCCGGATTTGAAAAATCAAGGAGCTCGAATGAAACACGGTTAAGCGTTGAATACTTGCTCGCTGTAATTGTGTCGTATGTTGATGTCATTCCTGTCTCAGATGGTGCAGCACCCTCAGCTGTTACAGCTGTTGTAGGTGCAGTTCCCATTTTAGGAATTGTAAATGAAAGTTGTGGTACAGCTCCAGAACGTGTAACTGCATCGAACGCTGGACGTCCTGAGAATGTAGTTGTCTGAAACATGTTTAGGTGGGCTGGCAAAGTCAGACCTGTATTTGTTGAAGTTGAATCATCCGCTGCTAGAACTGTACGACGAGCTGTCTCATCGCCCATAGCCGCTTTGATTTGTGCGCCGAGGTACTGCGCAGATGTAATTGGAGCTGTTCGCTCCCGTACTGTAAATGCTGCTGCAACTGTTGGACGAGCGGCTTCGACTGCTGCTGCTTCAACTGCTGGAGCTTCTACCGGAGTCTGGGTTTCTTCCATGACTGGCTCGCTTTCTGGTTGGATTGGGTTTTCTTCGACGAGAGGAGATTCCTCAGCTCGAATTTCTGTAATTGCGGCTGTTTTAAATGCCGCTTCGGTGACAAGGCTGACTTCCTTTAGAGAAGCTGCTGTTACTACTGTGTGTCCGTTACGCGATGGCTTTGAAGCAATAATTTCTGCACCAACTGAAAGACCTGTAACTAATCCTTCTTGAGCCATGACGAGAGCATCATTACCGCCAGTGCTGCGGCTTAAACGAAACGTAGCGTAAATTCCATCTGGACGTGTTTCTGCACTGAGCATTTTCCCTACAGGCTTTTTCATATCATGCTGTGAAAGGAGACGAATTTTAGAAGGGTCATCAATAGAAATTGAACCCGCTTCAAATACCACGCCACCGAGATTTGTATTACCTACTTCGCCTGTTCCCATTGGGACGATTTTGCCGGAGATTTCGCGGCGTTCTTCGCTGCACTCGATAGATGATGCTTCGATGATTAGATGTTCCATTTAGCTGATTCCTTCGCTGCCGTTAGGTGTTAGGTCTGACATTTCCATAGCTTGCTCTGTAGTAATAAGTCCTAGAGTTAGAAGCTTCTCAATTACTGCAAGTTCTGTAAGCGGGTCCTGTTTTAAGAATGTATCATGAACTGCGAATTTAACTTCGTGTCCAATAGTTGATATATCATCCATGCTAAATCTGCTCTGTAAGCACTGGATATATGGCTCGATAGATAGCGCATAAAATTGCTTGCGCTCATCTTGGACGTTTGAGTAGGTCATGCTCTGATTGTCTTCGCTGGACAATAAGTAAGCCGGAATATTTGTAAGTCTTGCAATTTGCGTAGATAGTGAGCGAATCGCATCCTGATACATCATATCTTTAGGCGAAAAAGCTACAGCGTTATACTCCAGAGTGGAAGTTAAATAACGAGTTGAATTAGTTTGTGCGCCGCGTTTCCAAGCTGAAAGTAATCCAGCGACTTCATTAGGTGGAAGGTCTGCACCGTTATTACGAAGATAACCAGCGGGTTGAGGATTTGCGGAGTTAGTCGCAGCTGCGCGTTCTACGTCAATCGCAGCCTGAATAGTACGGGCTCCGCGCTCTAAGATTCCTTCGTCAAATCCCTGTACAGTCACAATATCATTCATAGAAATTGGCGCAGCATCTAGATAATACTGCTCAATCATAATTCCATTTACATCTGTTGTAAAAGTAACTCGATTATTAGCAATCCATTCAAATGATGCTGGTCTTCCATCTTCGGCATATCGCTCGGTTATTAAAAGATAACAGACACCATACATCATGAGCGAATCAACGCACCATGTCAGGGTAATAAATGAAGGCTGAGTTTTTGAAAGCTGTTTAATCCAACGCGGCGGTGCAATTACTTCACCAGTGGAAGTTTTGTAGTACTCAAGCGGAATGGAAGCTACAGTCCCACAAATAAGATTACGAGCCCTAGCGATGCTTGGCACTGACATAGCTTCTTTGCGTGAGATGCGTGGCATAATTGCCGAGTTAAGAGAAAAAATACTCTCGCCCATTACTTGCGGAGCGAGTTGTGCTTCAACTGTTTTTTTACGCGAAAAGAGAGCCATAGATGGCAATTATACACTACATGTATGTCATTCGGTGTATATAGCCGCTGTCTGTTGTGGTTGCATTAATTTGCTTACTATCATGGCAATACTGATAGGTGCTGAAATATCGCCCGCGGATTTCCTTTTTATGATTCTCCACGCGGAGTCATTAACTTTAGCTGCGACATTGGAGAATTGCTCAATAAGAGATTTCTGCCCGTTGTGAATCATGCGCTGGTTTACTACAGCATCTAACAAGTCTCCACACGCACGATAGAAGTTTTGCCCGCTGCAATCTTCTACAACTTGTCCGGCGTTAGCCAATCTTTCGGCGATTGATTGCGTGGCATACTTGTCGTACATAATTTGGCGGGGTCTATAAATATCGCACCAGCCTTTAATATCAGCCGCTACCTTCAAATCGTCTATAGCTACAGCTGATTCCCACGATTGCAGAACTCCAACGCCTATACGTCCATCTGGAAGTATCTGACCGGCGCATAAGCTGGCATTTCTTTTAGATGGTGAAACGTCGAAGCCGAAAACTGTATATCCGGTTTCTGTAATGACTAGCGTAGAATCTGAGCAATCTTCGATTGAATTTGGTGGGAAAGGTGATTGTAATGATGAAACCCAACAACATAAGAGCTCGGTCATAATTGATTCATGACTAGACGTTGATAGCGATTCTTCGATAGCTTCTCGGGAAACTGTTATACCTAAAGCGGGATTTGCTTGCGCTACACCTTCCCAGAACTTAGAGCTGTTCGGGTCGAACTTATACATCTGCGGTGCGCTGTATTCATAGTAACCAAATGTCTTAGGTGGATTTTCCTGAGCCTTTTCGCGTAAAACATTCAGTGGAAGGGAAAAAGCATCACCAGCGTTGGTAGTCCAGAATGTCTGCCCATCTGTTGCGCGAGTAGTTGGAGTGATTGCGGTGAACGCGGCTTCGGTCCACTCACGGAGCTCATCCCCCCATGTGAACCAACTTGTGCGCCCACGCGAACCGTCAGCCGTCGCAGCTACAACATCAAGTCTTCCGCCACCGAACTCTGGTAATAGCTCGATTGACTCCGTGCCATTCGCGTAACGGATTGCCTTTACTTGCGCATTGAGAAATGCATTGTTTTCGATTAGGTAAGCCATCTCTCGAAACGAAACTAAAGCCATAGCTCTATTAGACGAAGCAATTAAGACTCTAGGACTCTTAAATAGGAAAAGGTGGGCTAAGCACATAATCCGACCTAGTGCGCTCTTTCCGGATTGGCGGGCTACCAAAAGTAAGCCGGTACGCCGGATAAATTTAGAATCTTTCCCAACGGTGAAAAAGTCTTGAACGATTAGCTGTTGCCACGGCATTAATTCCATGCCGATAGTTTTTGCGAACTCGATTACCTCAGCGCCACGAGATTCACCCTTAAGTAGTGGGCTGTGGAGTCTTGGCTTAGTAGCCCCCACAAGCTTCTTTTTAGTTCTGGTTGCCATCGGGTTAGTTCGTCACCGGTCTGGATTGAAATGGACTGTCTTCGTGAACCTTTGAGCGTGTTGGGGAGAGGCGGGCAGGAGATCG